AATGGTGATATGGTACTTGATGACAAAACTCTGCCGGTGGAGGGGCATAGCGTGATTACTATACCCGATGGAGTGTTTCATAGAGTAATAAATAATTCAAAAGAAGAAGATTTAAACTTCATCTGTACATTTAATGACAGAAGGAACCACTAGGAGATGATTATGTCGGCAAGAACACAGGCCTTTTCTGGAGAGATTCAGAAAATGGTAGACGAGGGACTTACATATTTAGAGGCTATTGCCGTCTATTGTGAGGATAATGATATTGAACCATGGACAATAAAGAAGTACATTGATGATATACTTAAAGAGAAGATTAGGGTATGTTGCGCCAAGAATAAATTGATTTGCGATGAGCTACCCCCTACATTAGTAGATGACTGAAGGTGATGCATTAAAAATATTTAAAAGCATAAGACTATACTTCACCAACAATTATAATTTAGAAAAATATGGTGTCACGGGTATAAACTTATCGGAGAGAGAATATCATAAATATAGATATTTCTCGCGCAAGGCGAAGAAGAGATTCAACACAAATGACTTTATAGAATACTGTCTATCAAATGTTCTTGGTAATGGTGACTTCGGCGATATTGTTAATATAGACCAGAATTCATTGATGATATACTTTGATTGGAAGAAACGCAATAGTAGGTTTACAAATGAGTTCAAATGTGATATAATGGCTATAAGGGACGAATTTTTGTTACCACAAAATTTAGTCTTCAATGATTTATTTAAGACCAAGGGTAGTCATCCTTTAATACTTAAAATGCTACTCGGTGGTGATATACACCAGGAAACATTCATAGGTATAAATGAAGTGGTGGGCTTTTATAAACATTTGGATGATGTACTAGATGATGATTATATTTGGAATGAGACTAGGGATAGGTTGTTGAAATATAGGAATTTTTTGAAAATTGATAAAAATAAAATAAAGGAAATAATGAAAAATGTTTATATTACATAATGACAACGAAACGGAACTCACCTGTGATGAGATAAAAAGATTAGATAAAGTTGCGTATAGACCAGAAAAAGGGGAGAATACACTCGTAACTTGGTTTAATATCAATGGTGTTATATTCGAAAGATCGTTTGCATACACCGATTGTGTATTAGCCAAAAATGACTTTGAAAGTCTTAAAACTCTTGCTCTATCTTTTGAAAAAGAATTAAAACTACTAAATGAGGAATGTGATGTCTAAACTTATGCCAGGTAAAATGGAACTCAATGAAGATCCAATTATTAATAATATATATGATGACGACAATATGGTCAATCACCCATCATACTATCAGGGCGAAAGCATTGAAGTTATCGACATTATCGAAGAATTCAATTTAGGTTTTTCTCTCGGTAATGCCATTAAGTATATTCTAAGAGCCGATTATAAAGAGGATGATATTCAAGATTTAAACAAAGCCTTATGGTACTTGGAAAGAGAATTAAAATATAGAACGGAATAGTGTTTACAATTCACTATAAATGTGTTATAATATAACTAAAGTGAACGGAAACACTATAAAGTCCGAAAATTAAAATATAACAGGAGAAGTAATATGTCGAATACAGCATTCGCAAAGATGAAAAAGAAACGCAACAATGTTGCAGATTTAACCGCTAAGTTAGAAACGGCGGGTGGTAAGAAAAAAGATTACGGCGATGACCGTATGTGGTACCCAGCGGTTGAGAAGTCAGGCAATGGATACGCGGTGATAAGATTCCTTCCACCTTCAGAAAATAATGATGTACCTTTTGTAAAGGTATTCTCTCATGGATTTCAAGGTGCCGGTGGTTGGTATATTGATGAATGTCCAACAACGGTAGAACAAGAATGTCCGGTCTGTAAAATGAACCAAGCCTTGGTATCAAGTCATGGCAATTGGGACGCTACACCAGATAAAGATAAAACACTTGTTCGTACACGTAAACGCAGAGAAGGATATGTCTCAAATGTGTTAATCATGGAAGACCCTCAGAACCCAGAAAATGAAGGCAAAGTAATGCTATTCAAATATGGTAAGAAGATCTTTGATAAACTAATCGATGCATTAAGTCCAGAGTTTAAAGACGATGAACCATTAAATCCATTCGATTACTGGGAAGGCGCAGACTTTAAGATTAAAATTCGTAAAGTTGAAGGCTACCGTAACTATGATCGAAGTGAATTTGATGCACCGACTGAACTACTTGGTGGCGATGATGACAAGTTAAGTGCTTTATATGAATCTCAATATGATTTACGTGAATTCGTAAACCCAGAGAATTTCAAACCATTTGCATTCTATGAGTCTAAATTGAATCGTGTTATGGGTAAGACTCAGGTTAAACCTAGTGCTGATTCTGGGGATGATTCTCCAGTAGAAACTATTAAACCTAAAGTTGATACTACATCAGATGATGCTAGTGAAGGCGAGGGTGATGATATGTTAAATTACTTTGAAAAATTGGCTAATGAGTAAACGAAAGTAAAATCCACACCCCCCTCTGGGTTTTCACCTCGCTTCGGCAACCTAAAGTTGATACTACATCAGATGATGCTAGTGAAGGCGAGGGTGATGATATGTTAAATTACTTTGAAAAATTGG